CAGGCTGCCGCAGCGCACCTGGCCCTTCCACTCATGCTTTAACCTCGACATGGCGGAGTCATGAACTCACTTAGGGGCCATCTTGAGAGAGAGAGGTGTCATGTGAGGTGCCCTAGGAACTTCTGGCGCGTTCCCCTCTTCCAATTCACCATCTTCCACTCCTCGATCTTGGGGCGTGCACTATCAGCACCAGGGCCTACGAAGTCATTGAGAGTAGTAGAACCATATTTAAGACTATACTCAATGAACACCCGCGGAAGGAAGCAAGTGATGCACTCAGGGTACACCTCCTTACCATCCCAGGAGTCGAAAAAGGACTCAGCCATGATCTGTGTTGCGGGGTCTATCCCAAAGGCAGACTCCATCAACGCACGCGTCGTTGCAGCTACGGGCCTCAATTCAACCCGCATCCCTAAAAACATGTCTTCTTCATAGGCATTGAAGAAACCGGATTTTTCAAACACCCAATCAATGTTTATGCTCCGAGTCAGCCGTAGGACACTTGCGGCGGCTGACTGGATGATTGGGCACCCGGGGTACTGATATAAGTAAGACATGGCCTTGGCCCGCTGCAGAGCCAAGAGTTTAGAACGCTTAAAAGCGCCATATTTACCTGGCAGCCACGCCAGGGCAGCAATGAATTCCCGCGGATCACAAGTGTTGACCCCCGTCACTGGGTCAAACACTATGCCGCAAAAGGAGGCCTCCGTGATGTGCTGCGTGGTGACGATCTTAATGTCGAAACCCAATGCACGGAATTTATCGGCCGTAGGGATGTCTTCAGCTCGTTCGTAGCCGAATAACCCGTCGTCGCCCTCGACCACGCCCCGACATGCGACGCCCAACTCCGAATGAACGAAGCGCGCCGCAAGAAGATTGGAAATGCCATTGTGCAGTGAAGTCCACATCTCGCCTGACATGCGCAAACCAACGCACGAGCCATGTACTTCACCCATCTTCAACTTCTTCTTGCCGGAACAGGTGTCAAACGCCTGCAAGTAACGATCCCTGAGCGCAATAGGTAGCGCCGATACCATGTGGGCGAAAAATGCCCTTTCCAATATGCGCATGAGCCGCAATCGGAAAGACCCCTCAAACGAACTGTAATCTGTACACATGAACCACTTGCAAGTGCCAATCATGGAGAAAATGTAGTCAGGCCTGTCCTTGACAGGGAC